ATTTTGACTTCTATAACTAATCTTTCATCATAATCATTGATAGCAAAGCCACTTACAGTTGAATTTAAGATTTTGTCTTTTATACAGTCCTTATATTTCTTATCCGTAGTGATTAATACATAATCTTCATCACTAGAAACTCTATTACTGTTAACAATACTGATTTTGTAATTTTCATTTTGAAAAGCTTCCAAAAATTCTTTTAATGTTTTCATTTCCATCACCTCTTTAATATTTGATTCTTTCAACATTCTTTTTCTTTTCCTCTACAGAAGTATTCGCATATATTTCAGTCGTTTTAATATCTGAATGTCCTAAAATCCTAGCAAGCTCTGTTGAGTTGCCACCGGCTTTTAAAAATTGTATAGAAAACATATGTTTGAATGAATGCGGATGTGCCTTTGCTAAATCAATACCTCTGCACATTCCACATATCTTTAAAATTCTTCTTTCAACTGTTCTTTCTGATATCATTGAACCATCATTCTTTTTTTCTGATGGAAATAACGTACCAGATTCAATCTTTTTATCTTTGGCATATGCAAGTAGCTCTCTTCTCAAATCTCCTCGCATGGGAACACTACGTTCCTTTCCTTTGTTGAATACAGTTACATATTTTTTTGATTTGCTCTCTTTGATATTTTCAACTGTGTAATATTTAAGTTCTGATACACGAATACCGGTGTATCCAAATATCTTCATGATCATGTAAGTTTCCATATTTCCAGTCTTTTTAGCCTTTGATAGCATACGTTTAAATTCTTCTGGTTTGATGACATTTTCAATCGATGTCTTTTCCTGCTCTTTGATAACTTTCAAACGATAGTCACTTACATATGTTTTTGCTTTTGTAGAGTTGTATTCTCCTTTTTCATTGAGTTCTACATATTTGACGAACTTATTGATAATGATGATGTAGTTATTGACTGTTTTAGTAGAAAAGTTTTCTACTATCTTTTTCTTGTAAGCAATCAAATCACTTTTTGCTACATCTTCTTTATCGAAAAAATCAACAAAATCATTTACAACTTTTCTATATTTGTTATATGTAGCTGCTGCTTTTTCATCCATAACTTCATCTTCAATAAATTCATCTATGTATGATTTAAGTATCGATTTTGTCAATTTTATTTTCATCTCAGATGTTTCTCCTTACGTTCTTTTTTTCAGTAAAGTCTTTCTTTCTCATACGCACATAGATGTAGTACATATGATTGACTTTGTTATAGCGGATTTCATGATCAAGATAGGTTTTAGACTTATAATTGCTATTCATGTAAATTGATACATTTGTATCATCAGCGATCATATTTCTAATCTTCTTTTTTGAAAAAGACGTATAGCTTTTTCTCTCTCTTGGCTGTTTCAAACCTTTCGATGCTTTCCATCGCTTTTTTCCTTTAGGATCTTTAGATAAATAATTAGCAAGACCAGATAGTTCATACTCATCTGGTTCAAGCTCTTCAACTTTTATCCTTATTCCATTTGTCCATAAGTCTTTCATCACCTTCCTATCGATACCTCCCTCGATAATCAAATGATGATGGACCCTAATCTTCTTTTGAGGATCATACTCCGTCACATAAATATACTTAGCGTTTTGAAGCTTTTTTTTCTTTCTTCTATAGTTGATTTTTCTAATCAGCTTGTACACTTCCTTTTCAGCATCTTCAATGCTTGGTGGAAGATTTTCATTTGAATAAGTCAAATGCATAATATAATCATCTTTAGTAAAGTTAGCATTGAGCAGTCTAATAAATTGCTTTCTTGAATTTCTATCATTTAGATTTTTCTGTGCTTTCTTTGATTTTCTTTTTGCCTTGAATTCTTGGAAATCTTTTTTATTGAAGATTGGATAAAGTTCAACCTCAAACATATTTCCAGCACTTATTGTTTTAGCAACGTAATGATGATCAATGCTGTTTGTCTTTAGAAGGCTCTCTATTTCCCTTTCTTCTAACTGATTGATAGGTGTATCATACAAAGATTCATAGTCATATTCTTTATCTATGTATTTCTTTTTTGTCGACTTGTTAGGACGCATTACAAGAGATACAAGACATCATAGAAACTATATTTTTAATAGAATATATCTTCTTTTTTAATAGAAATATGCTATAATGATTGTGTTAGGTTAATATAATTTCTAGATGCCATTGACCATTGGTTGATGGTCTCTTTTTTTATTGAAAATATTTATCTATGAAATCCTTGTTTTCTTGATACATCTCACCAGCTAAAAGATCATTTGCTTCCAAAAGAACTTTTCTTTTATTTTCTTGCTTATTCAAAATCGCACATAGCTTCCCAAAAATCATTACATCACTCAAATAATAATGTGCAGCTAACGTATCAAAATCATCACATACACCCGCATTTTCAAAATGTTTGATGTTTTTTAACACATAAATATTTAGAAAATCATTGTATGTATCTCTTTGTCTGTCTTTTGATTCGATTGATGACAAATCAAGAAACAACTGAGTTGATACTGGACTGCAGTATTTTTCAGTATCCATATTTTTTCTCCTTTCAAAAAAATAAAAAGCTATTATCAAAACGTATTTATCACTTAAAAACATCGTATTTTTCTCTTTTTATGTTTGTAATTAAAATCATTTTGCAAATTTGGAGGTATGAGAATGATTGATAATAGCTTTTTAGAGGTTATTACCTCTTAGCAATCATATAAATATTTTTGTTAAGGGTTTGTGTATCGATTGTAGTAAGAGTCTCTATGATTGCTAACAGATAAAAACTATCTGTTATTTATATAAGTCTTTAGAAAAAAGCAGTTAATAATAAATCGGCTATAATAGTTAGGATCTTAGCAATAAATAAAAGTGTAATTATAACTGTTGCCAATCCTTTGAATGATAAATTTTCAATTTTCATTTTTTAATTCATCCATTTCTTTTAAAATACGTTCCTTTTCATTATGCATTTCTCTAACTTGATACTTTAAAGCACTTACTTTATTTGCTAATTGAAACCACATTTCTTCTAATTTTTTGTAATCTTTTATTAAAAGCATGATTATAATTGCTTGAATCACATTGACTATAAATGAAATTAACAGAACCATATGTATTCTCCTTTCAATGTTAATATTGAAGTTTCTCAACTGAGAGGAACCTGCCATCTGAAGGAAGTTCAACAAATGAAACACATACGTACAAACAAATACTAGTAAATGGCATTTAATGACAAGTTCCTTTCAGCTGAGAAAATATTTTTATTAAACTTTATTTAAGATTTCTTCCATTTTTAGTGACAAATCTAATGTTCTCGCTGTTTCAATAGCATTAAATAAATAATGATATTCATCTTTGCTGATAATGTCTTGGAGATACATGATTTCAACGTATGCATCTAACTTTCCGCTAAAATAATCTTTCGAATCTTCAGTTCTTAGAAGATCTAAAAAACATCTGTCAAATCTAATGATTAAAATAGTTTGCTTATTTTTTACGACTTTCATTTTATAAATCCCCTTTCTATGTATTTAAAATTAGGTAATCTCGCTTTATAATTGAATTACAATGCTCCCCAGTATTGAAATACCAATCAGAAAGCGAGGTGATATTTATGATAAATTTAGACCAATGGATTTTAGCTATAGTTGCTGTAATTGCTGTTATTTCTCCATGCGTAACAGCATTTATCAATAATAAAACCCAGTATAAAATTTCTAAACTTAATACTCTGTACACAACGAAAATCAATTATATAAATGAATATTTTGAATCTTTAGCAGCATATATAACAGATCCTTTACTAGTCGATAGTGTAAAGAATTATTCAGCAGCTTCTCAAAAAATTTATGTTATTTGTGATAACACATGTAGAGAATGTATAGATCAAATAGATTCAATTATTTACAGTTCAGAGTATTATGAGTATTCTGACGAATTTGTTAAAAAACTATCTCCACTTATGAAAAAATTATCCAAAAATATTTATAAATGCATTGATTAATATATATAAAGCAATTGGATAAGAACAAGCCCAGCAAATACGGGCTTTTTTTCTTTTATTTTCTGAATAGAAATTGCATCCTACCAGAGATAAGACTAAAGATAAAAAAGCAAGAAAATACATAAATATTTTTTCCATCATTTTTCTACCTTTCTAGGAAGCTTCACGTTTAGCAGCTTCTTTAATTTCCTTTGCTGTTAATCCCATAAAATCTAACAGCCTGTTAACTAGAATTACATTAAAACAGTTTTCTAATCCTTCAGCTTCTACTTGATTTCTAATTTGATGATAAATTCTACTTGCTTTCGTACTTCCACATGGCACAAATTTAGCCACCTCACTGCATGTTAAATATCCTTTATTGATATATTGCAATCTGGTTTGATTGATTTTAGAGGTATCTATAATTTTTCTTGGCATTTTTCATCACTCCTTTTCTACTTTTGATGCTATCGTTTGAAGTTCTTAATTCTTGTTCCTTTGTTACCTCGAAGCAATGTACTTCTTTTTTGTATTGAACTTTCTATTCCTAACCTAGCTATTTCTATTGATAATTATGATTACGTTCATATTAAAGAAATTGTAGTTAGAAACTTTAAATGAAATAATCGTCATAATACGCTATAATTATTTTGAAAGGAGGCACATAATATGAAAACAATTAAAATATCCGATCAAAAGTTAAAGAGTTTAATTTCCGTATCTAATTATTTAATCGAACATCCTGATATTCTTTCATTGTTAAACAAAAACGATCAATTAATTCTTTCCAAAAAATTATCAACTATTAGTTGTTGTACGAATGAAATCAATGATGAACTGTTTCCAGCAATTAAAATTATTTGCAATTTATCTTCCAAAATTCATGATTGCAAGATTGACACTGATTTAGATAATTACAATTTTTTTGTTTGTGAAGATTATTCACTTCGTTGTATAAACAATTTAATTTCTAACAGTTAGGTATGCATTAAGCATGCCTTTTCTTTTTTGAAGTACATTGTTTAGAGATAACAAATGAATTTTGATAGCTGTACATTCTATTCTCTTTTAGAAATGTCTTTTGTTAATTTTTCATGTGATACATCATCACATTTTATTTGCATTCCTTTTAGAACATAGAAAGCATGTTCTGTTTGTTTAAGGTTCATTTTTTGAGCAATAGATATTATCTTTGTAAGATATTCATCTTTGCTAATATTTTTCTTTTGTTCCATAACATCACTCCTTTGTTTATTTTTTTCTCTCGTTGCGAGATTTATTACACTTTTATACTACGCTTTGCGAGTTTTAATGTCAATACTTTTCCTAAAAAATATTGCAATGCGATATTTTTAGGTATATTATGAGATTGGAAAGGATGTGATAACAAAATGAATGAATCAATACATGAAAGAATTAAATATCTTAGAAAAAAAGAATTAAAAATGACACAAATAGAATTTGGTAAACAATTAGGTTCTGCTGGTTCTACAGTTGTTGGATGGGAAAAAGGAGATAGAACACCACCAGATGCGACAATCAAATTAATTTGTAAAGAATTCAATGTTAACTATTCTTGGCTGGTAAATGGAACTGGTGAGATATTTTTAGAAACTGATGATGCATTGCTTGAAGCATTGGCTGAAGAATATGGACTAAGCGAGATACATGTCAGAATGATTAAAGAATTTTTAAAATTAGAAGATCGTGATAAGGATGTATTTGTGAAGTATCTAGAAAATGTATTTTTAAAAAGCGGGGAGTAATTCCCCTCTAATCAATTTTTTCTAAAATAGTCTTGTACTATTTTATAGATTGATTGTAATGCTTTTAAATTGTTGATTGAATTCAACATACTTAAAATACATTCAATGTATTCTTCTTTAGACATGCTTATCACCTCCAAAGAAGAAAATTATAGCAAAATAAAAAAGAACCTCCTTACTGGCAATAAGGAAGTTCTAAAAAGTGTAAAAGCAAGACCCTATGATGTGCTTCTACGTTTTTAATTTTAACATATTAGCACATCTAAATTAAATAGAAAGGATGTGTTTTTTATGTCTGTACATAAAGATGAAAAGACCGGCAAATGGTATTACACTGGTAAGTATCGTGATTTAGC